GATATTGAGATCACCCTCGAAGAAAATATGTTGAAGATCGATGGCAACGTTAAGCGTGATGCCGAAGATGAAAAGAACTATCTCTTCAAGGGAATCGCTGAACGTCCATTCAGCCGCACATTCACTCTTGCAGATACAGTTGAGATCAAGAACGCCGAGCTTATCAATGGTATGCTCCGTGTATGGCTTGACAACCTTGTGCCAGAGAAAAAGACCAGAAAGGTCGACATCACCGAGCCTAGCGAAAAGCCTAAGACCGGTGACTATGGTTACCTAACCGAATAAAATCTAATCTACAAATCTTAGGGGTCTTCGGACCCCTAAGTAGTTGACATCTGATGCAACTCAGTGTATACTAAACTATTATCGTAATGAGGAGTATTTATGTCGTTTTATACGTCAGTCCACCGGATGGGTGGCAGCATTTTATATCGTGGTTATAATGATCTAGGCGCAAGGATACATGAGAAAGTAAAGTTTAGTCCGACCTTCTATCTCCAATCCCAGGATGATAAATCGAAGTCCGGTTGGTCGGCGCTCGATGGAACGCCAGTCGAGCCTATTAAGTTTGATACAATCAACGACGCAAAAGAGTTCATTGAGTCTTATAAAGACGTCGACAATATGGTATTGTATGGTAATACCAACTACGCTTCACAGTTTATTGCAGAGAAATTCCCAGGAGACATTAAAGTCGATATGCGTTTCATCGCAGTAGGCAATATCGACATTGAAGTCCAGTCCGATGACGGCTTCCCACATCCTGAACAAGCCAAGTTTCCAGTCACTTCTATCACTATGAAGAACTCTAAGTCCTCGATCTATCACGTTTGGGGACTAAAGCCATACGATGCAAGTAAGGCGACAGGTATCCCAGAGGGATGTATGGTTCGTTATGTAAAGTGTACAAATGAATCAGAATTGCTAATGAAGTTCTTAACCTATTGGGAAGAACATTATCCAGATGTTATCACCGGTTGGAACGTTCGTTTGTTTGACGTTCCGTACCTAGTGAATCGCATCTCAAGAGTATTAGACGAAAACTGGGCAAAGAAGCTTTCGCCTTGGAATGTTGTGAACTATCGTCAGATCAATGTTAAGGGTAAATCCCTTGATGCGTATGAGATATATGGTGTGATGCAACTTGACTATATGGATCTGTTCCAGAAGTTTGGTTATGTGTATGGTCCACAAGAGTCATACTCGTTGGATCACATTGCACATATGATCCTAGGTGAACGTAAGCTTTCATACGAAGAGTTTGGCTCTCTTCACAACCTATATGAGCAAGACCATCAGAAGTTTATCGACTATAACATTCGAGACGTCGTTCTCGTTGATAAGATCGAGCAACAGACGGGTCTCCTTGAACTTGCGTTGATTATCGCTTACAAAGGCGGTGTGAACTATCCTGATACGCTCGGCACAACTGCAATCTGGGACTCAATCATCTATCGTTACCTGAATGCTAAGAAAATAGCTATCCCACCGTCAGAAGAAAAGTTCCGTCCAGAATACCCGGGCGGATACGTGAAAGATCCGGTTGTAGGTCGACATGAGTGGGTAGTCTCGTTTGACTTGAACTCACTGTATCCTATGACCATTGTTCAATACAACATGTCACCCGAGACGATCGTTACAAGTTGCCCATTCAGTATGCCGAACGATGTTGATTTTTATCTAAAAGGAACGACAATTCCTAATGAAATCAAAGACTTAAATTATGCGGTTGCTGCAAATGGTGTAATGTTTCGCAAAGATAAGCAAGGGTTCTTGCCAGAGATCATTGAGACGTATTATGCTGAACGCAAAGTAATCAAGAAGAACATGATTGGCGTCAAACAGAAGTACGAAGCAACACACGATGAGTCGCTTAAGCGTGAGATGAACCAACTAGATAACTCTCAGATGGCCATCAAGATTTTGATGAACTCACTCTATGGCGCTTTGGGTAATAAGTACTTCAGATACTTCGACATTCGCATCGCCGAGGGTATCACTCTTTCAGGTCAACTCTCGATTCGTTGGGCTGAAAAGTATATGAACAAAACCATGAATAAAATCATGAATACGACTGCCATCGACTACGTGATCTACATGGATACTGACTCGTTGTATGTGAAGTTTGAACCGATGATCAAACAGGTAAAACCTAAGGATCCGATTGCGTTCCTAGACAAAGCTTGTGAACAAAAGTTTGAAAAGGTTCTTGAAGAAGCCTATGCAATCATGTTCGACCAACAGAACGCGTTCAAGAACACTATGGCCATGAAGCGGGAAGCTATTGCTGATGCCGGCATCTGGACTGCAAAGAAACGATACATCCTTAACGTTCACAACTCAGAGGGTGTTCAATACGCCGAACCTAAACTGAAAATCATGGGCATCGAAGCAGTTAAGTCTTCTACTCCTCAGGTTGTTCGCACAAAGTTCAAAGAGGCTTATGGTATCATGCTTTCAGGTAATGAGAAGGATCTGCAGAAATTCGTTGCAGACTTCTATGAAGAGTTCAAGAACCTTGAACCTGAACAAGTATCGTTCCCTCGGGGCGTGAGCGAGATCGATAAATGGCGAGACAAGAATACTTTGTTCAAGAAAGGGTGTCCTATCCACGTTCGAGGTGCAATCTTGTACAACCACTATATGAAGGCGCTGAAGATCAGAGGCGAAGAACTGAAGAACGGTAACAAGGTCAAGTTCTGCTATCTAAAAATGCCTAACCATATTAGTCAGAACATCATTTCATTTCCTAACTTCTTGCCCAAAGAGTTAAATCTGCATGATCGGATCGACTACAACCAACAGTTCGATAAGACTTTCAAGGAACCACTGAAGTTGGTTTCTGACGCGATCAACTGGCAACTAGAACACGTTAACAACTTGGAGAGTTTCTTTGGCTAATACACACGATACGTTTGATGATGACTTTGGGTTTTCAACTGTTGACATTCAGGAAACTTTGAGTTACAATCAAGAGATAGAAGAACTAACACATCAAGTTTCTGACCTAACAGGTAGATTGAACTCAATGTATATTGCGATTGATTATCTACTTACAAACTTGTCAAAAAATCCGGAGCAAGAGTTGATCAAATGGCCCGATAGGGTTAAGAAGATCGAACAGTTTAGACTCAAGCTCCAATATATTCTTACAGGAGAAGTATAATTGTCATTAATCGATAGACTCGTAAAAGCATCAACAGTAAAACTCACGGCACCACTGCTCGAATCGAAAGTATTCGGCAAAAAGGAAATGATCGCGACATCAGTTCCTATGGTCAACGTCGCATTGTCTGGTCAGGTGGATGGAGGTCTTCTTCCAGGTCTTCTGGTATTGGCCGGTCCGTCTAAGCACTTTAAATCGGCCTTTGCGTTGCTCATGGCTGCAGCTTACCAGAAGAAGTACGATGACGCAGTCATCCTGTTCTATGACTCAGAATTTGGTACACCTCAGGCTTACTTTGAATCGTTCGGCATCGACATGGCTCGTGTAGTGCATACTCCACTAACCAACGTTGAAGAACTGAAGTTTGACATCGTTCAACAACTTGAAGCCATCGAAAAGAAAGACCATGTTATGATCGTTCTAGACTCGATCGGTAACTTGGCTTCGAAGAAAGAGGTCGATGACGCTGCAGATGGTAAGTCTGTTGCCGACATGTCCCGTGCTAAGCAGATCAAGTCGTTGTTCCGTATCGTTACGCCTCACTTGAACCTGAAAGACATTCCTATGGTCGTGGTTAACCACATCTACATGGAACAGGGTCTGTATCCGAAAGCCATCGTTTCAGGCGGAACCGGTATCTATCTGTCGGCCGATAACATCTGGGTCCTTGGTCGTCAACAAGAAAAAGAAGGTACTGAGATCACTGGTTATCACTTCGTGATCAACATCGAGAAGTCTCGCCATGTTCGCGAGAAGTCTAAGATCCCGATCACGGTTATGTTCGACGGCGGTATCTCCAAATGGTCTGGTCTGATGGAAGTCGCCGAAGAAGGTGGTTTCCTTCGTAAGCCGAAGGTTGGTTGGTATGAAGCCGTGAACCCAACAACCGGTGAAGTGTTATCTGAGAAGATGTTCCGTTCGAAGGAAATCATCAACAACGGTGAGTTCTGGACTAACATGTTTAGCAAGACCAACTTCGCTAACTATATTAAAGAGAAGTACACCGTTGCAAATGGTGACATCATGGGTAATGATACAAGTGTTCCTGAAACATTTGATGATGAGGAAGAATAATAGTAATGATAGAGCAAACGATCCTAGCGAGTATGGTCCATAACGAGGGCTATGTTCGCAAAGTTCTTCCTTTTCTCAAGGAAGATTATTTCGAAGATCAAAACGAAAGGTTTCTCTACACGACTATCAAAGGTTACATCGATAAGTATAACGGCATTCCAACGAAGACCGCTTTACACCTTGCTGTAAACGAGTCCAACAATCTGAACGAAGAGCGTTATAAGCAAATCACAGATGCTATCGATGGCATGTCATATGATGAAAAGACCGACATTGATTGGCTGGTCAATACGACCGAAAAGTTCTGTCAGGACAAGGCGATCTATAATGCTGTTCGTCAGTCTATCTTGGTTCTTGACGGTAAGGTGAAAGATCTTGATAAAGGATCGATCCCTCAACTTCTGAGCGATGCTCTAGGTGTAAGCTTTGACTCTAACATTGGCCATGACTTCCTAGAGAACTATGAAGAACGCTTTGACTTCTACCATCGTATAGAAGAAAAACTCGAGTTCGACCTTTCATACTTCAACAAGATCACTAAGGGTGGTTTGAACAAGAAGT